CTCGACCCCGGCATTATGAGTGCCGAATGCGGCTGTAAGCTATTGTTTCACGTGGAACTTCTTCCGACCTGTGCCGCTTTTCGTGCCCCTACATATGTACTTGTCGTCCTATGGCGGTACGAAAGTCGGCACATAGTCAACTACCGCGCCTGCCACTCCCGCAATGACCCGCTCAGAATATCGGCTCTGGCTGCAAGAGCGCTGAGCATTCCGAGCTGATCGGGCTCGCCAACGTCGCCGCCAGGATCTCCCTCAGGCAGCGGCTGAACATCAGCGGGGCCGGTGCTGGCTCGAGCATTGCCGGGGTTGCTGGTGGTGGCGGCAGGCACACTGGACGGCTTACGGCACAGGCTTGCAAGAGAACCGTGCAAAGGATGATCGGCAACGTATTTCGCAAGTTCATCGTGTTCCTTCTTTCCAGCTGCTTCCGCGGCGTCAGCGCGACCCTTGGCCTCCGCCGCCTTGAGATTCGCCTCGTCGACTTTCAGCATCCACGCCGCGCGTTCGCGCTGCACGCCCACATCGATTAGGTGATGGCAGAACCACCAGACGGCGCCAACGATGGCCGCGAGCAGTAGCAGTTCCACCAGCCATTTCCTAGCGTGGATGAATTCGAGGACGGCGGTCACTGCAACCCCCGCCACTGCTCATTGCCGTGAACCGGCGCCGGCCGCTTGATGCCGGTACGGCGCATGACCGCGTAGAAGTGCGTGCGGTTGATGCCGGCCGCCCGCGCGGCCTTGCTGATGTTGCCGCCAGCTTCCTCCAGCCGGCGCTCTAGCACCGCCTGTCGAAGCCTGCGCATTTCCTCAGCGAGCGTCATGGTTACCGCGCCGCGTACACCGACCGCATCGCCTCAGGCACGGCGAATACGATCTCGCCCTCGCGCGGGCGCGCGGTATAGACGATGCGATACGTAGGCGGCTGCCCCGGCCGAATCGTCGCCGCGATGATGATTACCGGCGCATTGGGCTGCACCACCGGCACCGATGCTGACCGGCTCGCGACGTTCGACGAGGCCGACTCCACGCACTGGTACGCTGCGGTGCTGGCACACGATGCGAACACGCGGAAGTAGTGCTCCCCCGCCGCGAGGTTCTGCGCGTAGTACTTCCCGATGGTGAGATCGGTCGCGACCGTGCCCCACGTGCCGCCGGTGCCAAGACGGCGCTCGACGCGGTACTTCGCGCCCGTCAGCGCCGCGCCGTTGGTGTCGGTGGCGACGATGGCCCACTCGATGCAGGCGGCGTTGTTCGGCGTCGCAGCGTCGCAGTTCGTATTGCGTTGGGCGAGCGCTGGCGTTGCAGTGATGGCGAGAAGGATGAGTAAGTATTTCATTTCGATTGATCCTCGCTATTACGTTTGTGAATGGCGTTGATGGCGGTGTCACCGGCCGTGAACACGCCCATGATGATTCCGACCAGCGTGATGAACTCGCCGCCAGTGAGCTTGCCGGTGAAGGCGAAGACGCCGCACCCGGTGACCGTGAACAGCGCGGCGAGAAGGAATTTGCGGGAGAGGAATTTCATCTGATCTCCAAAGTGTGTTCATCATTCCAAGGAAGCAGCCGCTTTAGTTCGATCATGGCGCGCTTGGAACTAGTGACCATGTGCACGCCCTGATCGTCGACCGTGCGTCCAAAGCCCGGCGCTATGCAACCGCGGAGCTCGCGCGCGTAGTTAGCTACGTGAATCAGCACTAGGCAGCGCTTGTTGCGATCGTCGCGCGGTTCGTAGTGCACGACATCGAGATCCGGATTCACCAGCGCCCACGTGTTCGGGTGCGCCTCGCTGCTGTGTCGCTCGAGACGGTACACGCCCTCAGGCATGCACGACTTGCCTGACAGCCCGCCGCGCGATCCTGGCATCGGTATCCACGGACGCTCCATGGTCTGAGCAACGTAGTCTTCGGCAGCCGTTGAAAACGACAGAACGCCGAGAGTGCAGTCATCTGCGCGGTAGTCGCGGCGGAGGACGAGCTTCATACCTTCCTCTTCAACACTTCAATATCCATCTCATGCCTCGTGAGAAAACTCGCGTGATCGTGCTTCGCATTTCGCAGCACCAGCACTTCGCGCTCTAGGTTCGCGATCTTCTCCGCATGTACGGCGAGCCCTACGGCCATGCCGCGTTGGGCGCCGAAGTAACCGGCGATTGCAGGCCCCACGATGGATGTGATGGCCAGCAGGATTTGAAGCCAGGTGGGCATTAAAAGAACAACGCCCCGATCAGCACGCCAACGAGTACGAGCACAGCGCCAGCGATGCCGCCGCGTGTCTTGACCTTGGCGACTTCGACCGGCGTGGCGAGATTGATGATTACGTGGCTTGCGGTATGGGTCATTTCGACTCTCCTTCAACGTGTGGGTTTGGATCGATGCGCGCGTTGAGCAGCGCCATGCGGAACTCGTCGACCTTCAACTGCAGCAGCCGGTTTTCGCGCTCCATCTCTCGGTACGCGGTAGTTGCCCACCAGCTGACGCCGAGAGATAGGCCAGAGATCAGCAGCGCCACGGCCGCAAGCGCCACTAGCAGCGGCGTCAGGCGGGAGGACTCAACCTGCACGACCTGCGCACTACGGTTGTCCGCGTCGGCGTCGATGCTGTAAGGGAATTCAGAGGACATCTGGCCCGCCTCGCAGGTTCTTGCCTGCCAGCGTGTTCACGTCGCGCTCTACCTGCCGAAGCCGCAGTTCGTGATCGGTCAGCGTCGCAACAGTGGTCTGCCCGTCCTTGAGCACGTCACGCATCGTTAAATTCAGGTCCCACAGGTTCTTGCCACAGAACCCTAGGACGATGACGAGTAGTGAGCCGATGACGCCCAAGATCCAGTCCCGAGCGCGGGATACCCGGGGGTCGTACATGCGGACGGAGCCGCCGTGGGAGCCGCCGTGGGAGCCGCTAGCGCCGCTCATTTCGTCGATCGGCGTCATTCTGATAATCTCGTGGCATGGTCATAAGAATCGCGAGAGAGATCGCGGCCAACCTGCTGATGGGCGTCCCGTCGATCGCCAAACGCCGTATCGCCGCTGGCCGCACCAGCCTGCCGCCGACTGAGGCGAACCTGCGGCGCTTCGCCTTCGGGATCGTTGACGACAACCCCGCTATAGCCGCTCGCGTGAGCGGTGCCGACGTGTGCGAGATCGGGCCCGGCGATCACCTGGCGACCGGGCTTGTGCTGCTCGGCGCAGGCGCTAAGTCGTACACCGTGGTCGACCGTTTCCCCGGTGATTACTTCGGCCCCGACGCGCAGGCGTGGTACGCCGCTGTGCGAGAAGCTAGGCCAACCGACGCCGATATACGCGCAGTGCACGCCATCCCAGCCGCCATCGAAAACGTGGCCGCCCTGCCCACCGACGCCTTCGACCTCGTGATATCGCAAGCCGTGGGTGAGCACGTCACTTGCATCGATGCGTTCACCAAGGCCACCGCGAAGATGCTCCGACCCGGCGGCGTTGCCGTTCACAACGTCGACTTCTCGAACCACGGGCTGCTCGATGGCGATGAGTTCCTGTCCGTGCCTGAGACCGTATGGCGCTGGATGGGATCGAACCGCGGACTGCCGAACAGGAAGCGCAAGGCCGATTTCCTCGCCGCCTTCGCGCCGTACTTCAACACCACCATCGCCGCGCAAACGCCGACGTGGGCGAGCTTCCTTCTGACTAAGCGATAGCGTAGCCATCAGCTGTCCAGCCGTATGGCTTCAAAGCCGAAGGTGACTGACGCGCCGACGCCGGGGGCGACGGGTACGTTCAGCGTGAAGCCAGTGGTGGCGATTGCCGTCGCGTAGGCCGTGAACGAGCCCGCCGCTGGCGCGCCCGTGATCGACTCAACCCACGCCGATACCTTGTACGAGGTGTTCGGCTCGTTGAATAACCCCAGCCCCGCGAACGTCACAGCCTGCGTCGTAGCGCCACCGGTAATAGTGCCGCTGCCGACAACCTGAGAAGAGAAGTTCCTCCCCGACTCGGTGATGATCAGGTCGCCATTGACCCACAGCACAAGTTCCTGTCCGACCTTGTTCAGCGTCACCGAGCGCTTGTTCAGCAGCACGATGTTCGAGTTGTCGGAGATCAGGAAGAACGAGAACGCTGACTGGTTATTGTGGATCTTGATGAAGGAATTCGGCTTCGCCCCCAAGATCGTCGCCACCGTGGTATTTGCCGTAAGTCCGTTGCCGATGCGCAGCTCGCCCACGCCCGTGATGTTCAGCGTCTCAGCAGACCCGCCGATAGAGTCGATCTGCCCGGGGTTCGTGCCGTCAGCAACGTTCTCGCGGTAGCCCTGCGAGGGCAGGCGAATCAGCCCAACGCCAAACGACGGCGAGTAGTTGAGCGAAGGCCGAACGTCGCTGTAATCGAGGTTCGCCAGGATGCTCGAGCCGATGAAGTTCAACCCGCTGCCACGGAAGCGGTTGTACAGCTGGTTCGTGTCGTTCGACTCTATCGACACCTCGGCATTGTTCTGCGCGGTGACTTCGATATCGAACTCGTTGTCGTAGATCCCGGGTCCGTCGAGGATGATGCGCCCTTCTCGCCCAGCGCCGCCTGAGATGCGATGCGCAATGAACTTGTGATACTTGCTGCTGTTCGTCAGGTAGATGGACGCGTAGTGGTTCTCGTCGTAGCAGCCGACGAACACGAAGTCATAGGAGTTGTTGAGGTAGACAGACGTTGAGTCTGTGGGCGGCGTGCCACCAGAGACGAACGGGTACGGAATGTTCGACTCGAACAAACACCCGTAGAAGGTGTTCATCGTGGCGTTGAAGCCCGATGGCACCAGGCGGCCAGTGGAGTTGACGCCCCTCAGCCGGTTGTAGCGGATGTGCGTACAGGCGAAGTGGTTGCCGTTGGTCTGCCCGCCGTCGAATTGAATGCCGTACTGGTTGAACTGAAAGAAGCTGTTGTAAACGTGCAGGCCGATGACGTTCATCATGTTCAGGCCCCACAGGAAGCCTTGAATCGTCACGCCCTGAAGAAAACCGTTGTACTGCGTGACGAAGATGGTCTCTGTGCCCGGAGCCTCGTTCCGGTGCATCATGATTCCCGCCCCGGTCGACACCGGCACATATCCGCCTGCTGGCAGATGCGTATTGGGGCCGTTGATAGTCCAGTGCGAGATACTGTTGTTAGGCGAGTTCTCGTCCTGGCAGATCCAGATCAGCCCATGCGAGAGGTGGTCGCACTGCATGATCGCGCCGCGCTCGCAGTGGAAATGCATGTCTTTGACGAGCGGGTCTTTGACTATCGAATCTGTCGTGCGGTAAATCTGATTGAGGCCGTACGGATCGGCGCCGCCCGCTGCGCGCTGATCGAAGGCGGCCTGAATCGCCAACGTCATGTCGGTCGTGCCCGGGTTATCCAGGTCATTCGTGCCGTAGCGGTTGATGTAGCCCGGCGGGTAGGCGAAGTCGACTACCGTGACACCAGCGGTCACTTCAGCGTCGGTGATCTTCGTCCAGTTGTTGTAGATCGCGATGTAGTTAGAGACAACGCCGTCAGAGTCCTTGATGCGGGACTTAAGCGTTGCGTCTAAGTGGTCGCGAAGTACGGCAACTGAGGTGGCCATTACACAACCAGGTAGGAGAAGCTGAACGTGACGGAGGTCAGGCCAACCGTCGATGAGAACCAGGTCAGCGCCGCCACGTTTGATGAGGCGTTCCCCAAGATGCTTACGGGCGAACTGTTGTGCGCCCCTGCCCCGCCCAACTGGTTAAATGCGGCCAGATCCGATGCGACCGGCAGGCTGACGCCAAGCGTTGTCGCCACGCCGACACCGCTCGTGCACTGGACGCCAGCGCTGCCGCTGACCGTGACTACGTTGCCGACTCGCATGTATTGAATGACCGCTGGCGTGCTCGAAGCGATGTTCGAGGTGTGCGTCAGCGTCGGCGTGTACGTGCCTGAGATCACCGCGCCAGCAACCGAGCTCAGCACATACCGCGCATCGCCAGCCGTGCGTGATAGGGCATCGCCACCGGCCGCCGCGGTGCCTAAATTCGTGATCTTCTGGCCGTTGAAGTCGATCGCCGCCGTGGGCAAGCCAGTGCCGTCGCGCAGGATGCAGTTGGACAGCCCGGCGGCAATATCGGCCTCCTGAGCGTCTAGTTTGCTGATTTCGATGGGAGGACTGGCCTGCTCCGTGACCCAAGAGTAAAGTTTCGAGAAGACACCGCCTGAGAAGGCCATTAGAGAAACTCCGTGGGAAAGGTCGTAAATCTCGGCGCGTACAAGGCGTTCATGGAGTTCCACCGAGTGATTCGGAACTCTTTAATTCAGCTTGGAGTCGCAACGCCTCCGACACGTAAGAACGAATATTCCCTTGCTCTTGAAGCTGCTGAGGCGAGAGAGCGGCAAAGCGCTTCTGAAGCGCATCAATCTCCGCCATCACCTGAGCGCGAGGACGAGTCGAAGCGGTAGATGGGGCGGCAGCGGGTGCCGCCTTCTTCGCGAGCGCAGCTGCAACCGCCGCCTGTGCTTTAGGCAGCCCACGCCCCACCAACGCTTCACGCGCGCCGGCCACGTTCGTTCGCGTCGTCTTCTGCGCTGAACGGTTTGCGAGGTGTCCGACGATGCCGAGCGCGCCCGGTCCAAGCACCGCACCGGCCGGGCCGCCAAGCGCTGCTCCAAGCCCACCGCCCATAGTCGTTGCCATGAACGTCGGCACGCCGCCACGCATCGGATCGAACTTGCCGATGTTGCGCGCGATGTTTGCCTTCATGCCTGGCGCAGCAACGCGGTCAATCGCCGCGAGTTGCGCAGGCGTGAGCCGCATCATCTTCGTCTTCTTCTCGTTGTCGGCGAGCTTGCGGAACTGATCGCGCAGAGCATGCTCTTCGCCGGCCTGCGTGTACTTCGCCTCACCTGCTCGCTTCGCCTTGCGCTCCATCGAGTCCAGCAATTCGGAGTTCTTCAGGCGCTGGAAAAGCCCGCGCGCCTGCTCGAGCGCCGCGACACCTGCCTTCGAGTCACCAGCCAGCGTGTCTGCCGGCTTGAGGTTCGTCAGGTAGTCGTCGTACTGCGTCTGAATGATCTTCGCCAACCGCTGATCTGCGGCGTCGGTCGACTTCTTCGCATCGTTGATGAGCTGGCGAACCTTGTCCGCGTCCGACAGAGACAGGGCTTTGTTGGCCTTGATGCGCTCGGCCAAGATGTCCGATGCCTCTTTGAGCTTCGGCGGCAATTTGCCAAGGTTTTCCTTGTCAGCCACGCGCTGCATCATCGTGACGACGCGCTGCGTGCTCTCCGGCCGAATGACCACGTTGGCGTCTTCGGCCGCCTTGTATGCCAGCGTTTTCGCCGCGCTCAGTTCAGCGGTAGTTGGAACCGCGTCTTGAGTTGGCTTCGCGGCTGGCGCTGGCTTCGCCGCCTGTGGTTTGGGCGCGCGCGCAGGAACGCGTGCAGCCGCAGCACCACCTAACAACGACGACGCCGCCTGCGCGGCCGGATCTCCGCCAGCCTCAGCAACGGCAGCGCCAGACGCCCCGCCGGCAGCGCCAGTAAGCGCTGGCCTCATACCACCAGCGCCCAACAGGCCGCCTGGGGCGCCAGCAGATGCGCCGTACAGCACGCGTGCAATACCGTTGTCCGCGCTCGGCTGCGTGACCTGCCCACCGCCAAGCGCCTGGCTACCCTGATCCATCTTCTTCGCGAACCAGTCGCCGGTGAGTGGCAACTGCGTGCGATCGGGCGGCTTGTAGAACTCGTCAGCGTCGGCGAGCGTGCCTTTTCGAGCAAGGCTGCGACCAGCGCCGTATGCCATACCGCCCAAGTCGACGACGTTCTGAGCGGTGTCTGCAAACATGCCGGCCACGTTCGCAACGCCGCGGTTGAAGCCAGCGGGAATTGATTTGATTGTGCCTACCGGATCGTCGGCCGCGCCTTGTACGGCGTTAGATAGGCCGTTGTCGCGCATCGCCGCGAGCGTTTCGTTACTCGGCGCGCGACCACCACGGCCGAGGCCGAGAGGGGCAGGCGGAGCAGCGATCGGCGCAGCGGCAGGCGCTGACGCATCGAACTGATCGAACACGTTGCCAGCGGCAACTGGCGGTGGCTTCGCTACGTCGAATTGGTCGAAGACGTTCGGCATTACGGCAGGTATCCGTACTTCGCCTTGAACTGCTCAGCGACTTCGGGATGCGCCTTGAGGAAGGCGATGGCTTCCGGCGGTGCCTGGCCGGCGGCAGGAGTGGGCGGCGCTACCTGCGGCGGCGCTTGCGCTCCAGGCGGAGCCTGTATCCCGGGCTGCTGCCCTTGCGGACCAGTACCAGCGCCGTTGCCTAACAGATCCGTGTATCCGGTCTCGATCAGCGCGAGCATGTCTTCGAGCTGCGCGAGCTTGTCGGCCGTCACCGTCTCGTAATCGCCGCGGGCGGGGAACTTCGACTGATCAAGCTTCGTTTCGTAGTCGCTCATCGCACCGACGCCAGGTACGCGGGTGAGCGCGGTCAGCGTGGAGCGCATCTGATCCACGCGCGCGTCGAACTGCTTGCCTTGCTGCGTCGGCAGCATGCCTTGACCGGGACCGAAGGCGTTGAGGCCACCAGAACGGCCGGCCTCAAACGACTCTTTGATTGCGTTTAGCTGCTGGCGCGCGAGCGAAACCGTATTCAGCTTCATCTTCGCCGTCGTCGCGTCCTTCTGATTCAGAACGCCGGTGTTGTCGCGCTTCGACAGCACGTCGATTTGACCGGTCTGCACGTTGCGCTGCGCCGCTGTTCCGGAAGGCAGCCCGGCAGCGGCTATCTCCTGCGGCGACATCGGTACCATCTGAACCTGCAACGTGGCCGGCGGCGCGCGGGTCGTGAGCAACTCACGGCGTGCATTGAAGCCTTCATCATCAATTAGCCCAGCGCGGCGGTCAGCCTCGAGCTGTCCAAGTGGGTCTAGTGGCTTGCTAGGCGCCGCCGGCTGGGCATAAACGGGTTTGAAGGATTCGGGATCGATGAGCGACTCACCAGCGCCCAATTTGATGGGGCCGCGCTCCTTGGGGGCCATCTGCTGCGCAATCAGTGCCTTCGTGATCTGCGCCTTGGAATCCTCGTCCAAGGTATCAACCAGCCCACCATAAGCAGCGCTGCGCGGCTCCACCGGCTCAGGTAGCTCGTTCGCCGGCAGGTTCGGGTCCATGATGCGATCGCGAGCGACTGCTCCGACTTGCTCATCGGGGACCGACTGCGAGTAGCGCTTCAACGCCTCCGAGGTCTGCTTTGACTTCGCATCCTTCGCGCGGTCGTAGGCGGCGTTGGCCTTGTTCATGTTGTGCTTCGACAGCAGCGCGGTCGCAAGGTCGGTGAGCGCAAGGCCAGGCGTGTAGTTCTCCGCTGCGACTTTCGTGCCTTGTAACGCACGCACCTGCATCGCCTGCGCGAGTTGTTGACGGCGCTGCGTGGCCTCCACAGTCGTGGGCTCGGTAGAGGCAAAGATTTGGCGCAGCCGGCTGGTCATGCCGCTCTCTTCATGAGCGCTTGCGCCAACACGCGGGAGTAGTTCACGCGCTTCACACCATCGTCACCAGTAACAACTGCGCCGGGGTCGACCTGTTCGACTTCCTGCGCCATAACGCCGGTGTGCCGCTCATGCAGCGGGTCGCCTTTGTACTCGTACTCGTAGAGGCCGAGGTCTGGCGTGAGCATGCCCACTGGCTCAACCTCGTCTTTCACACGCTCATCGGAGAACATCATCGCCGCGGCGGCGAGGCTCATGAGGCCATTGTTAGTGGCGCCAGCCTGTCCAGCGCGCGCTTGCCATGCCTGCAAATTCCCGTTGTAGGAATTCCAGGTATTCCCAGCAACATCTGTCGGCTGTACGTTCGCGTTTCCTGGGTTCTGGAACTGCGGCACGTCGACCTGCGAGCCCGCGCGCAGTGCGTTGAACTCGTTCAGCGGCAGCGCGCGGCGCGCGAGCGCTTCGGACAGCTGCTGATTGCGATTCCTGCTCGAGATATCCGACAGTCCTTTCATCTCCGACAGCCCGCCAGCGATGGACGACTCGCGCGCCTGTCCGTAGTCGAAGGACTTCCCTCGATTGAACTCATCGATGGAGTTTTTCCACGCCTCGCTACCCTCGGTGATGCCTTGGTTCGCAAGGCGCGTGCGCATCGAGGTATCGGCCTGCTGGTACTGCGGGTCGAGGTAGGCTGCCTGACGCTTGTAGAGCGCGTCCGAGACGGCCTGACGCGAGCCTTCGAGATCCTCCGCCCCTTGAAGCTGCGAGAGTTCCGGGTTGAACGGCTGGCCGTAGGCCTGATCTACCTGCCCCAGCATGCGATTGCTGGTCTGGCCCAGCGCCAGGTTCTGTTGCTGCTGCTGGTCGTACAGCTGCTGTTGATCAGGCGACAGCGACACGTTCTGGTCATAGACCGTCGCGCCGGTAGTTGGGTCGACGCGTGACGTGAAAGTCTGCGAGCCGAACGGCGTCGTGGTGTTGCCGTGGCTGATCGCGTTGTCGTACGCCGCAGTATCGCGATTGCTCTGCGTCTGCGCGGCGGAAACTTCGCGTGGATCGGGGGTTTTCGGCGCTTTGGGACTTTTCACTGCATGCTCTCCAAATACCGGCACTCGTCACGACGCATGCCGAAAAGAATCAGGTCGTCGTCGGGCAGCGCATCGCGCTTGCAGCCTTCGGGCTTGAAGCCCAAGTGCAGCAGCACAGCGATCGATGCGCGGTTACGGGAAGCAGCGCCCGCAGAGACCCGCCGACAGCGGAGCTGGGCGAAGGGGTACCTGAAGATCGGCACGAGCCACTGCGGGCGCCACAGAAGGTGCGGCACGGTGGCCGCTGACATGTCGATGTCGAAACCGGTGTACGAGTTGTAGACGACGCCCGCGACGAGCTCGCCTGCGCTCTCAAGCCCGATGGCGGAGAACGCCGTGGCGTCATCGCTGTGTGGCAAGCGGCTGTAAACCCACTGCGCAACGCGGTCAGGCTGGTCGTAGATCAGGCGGCGCGTATTCATCCCAGCACCCCGCCGGTCTCATAAACCGCATCCGTCGCGCTCCAGCTGATGCTGACGCCGTTCGCACTCACGTTGAGGTTCGGCGCCATCGAGTGACCAACGCCGGACACGCCGTACCAGTTCAGGAACGCCGCCATGCCGCCCGACCACGCCACATCCCAGATGCCGCCCCACGGATCACCGCCGCCGCCGACCAGGTTCCTATAGGCGAGCGTCGCGTTGTCGCGGTAGTCCGTATCCACGCCGAGCGCCATCTGGAAGTCGCCGTCAGCGGCGAGGATCGGGCGCAGCATCTTCATCTGCTTGGTCGCGCCGCGGGCGTTGAAGTAGTTGAACGCCTGCCGGCCGATGGCGGTGATCGCAGCGTCGTCGTCAGCGCCGCTCACATCGGCCTTCACCATCTCGCCGTTGGCGCCGAAGTACAGCTGATCGAGCGCGATCTCGAAGCAGAACGCCGTCCAGCCCGTGTATTTGGTCCACGCGCCGGTCTCGGTGTTCATCACGTACTGGTAAGCAGACACATCTTCAAGCGTCGGCACGTTGACGAACAACTTGCTGCCGGTGGGATGCACGAGCAGCTGCCAGCCGTACTTCCCACCGTGCGCGATCAGGTCGCGGTTGATGAGGTTGCGGATCTTGTCGGACACCGCAAGGCCGCCCGAGAACGAGCCAGCCTGAATGGCTTTACGAATCGGATAGACGCCATCCGCGCAAAGGACAATCGCGTCCGAGCCCCACTTCTGCCACGAACGGTTGCCCTTGATCACGGGACGGCCGAGACGAAAGTGCGCGACCAGCGCCCACGTTGAGGCAGACGATGGGTCAACGCCGGTGAAGGCCACCACCTCGCCCTCGGTCGACATGAAGCCGATGTAGTCGATCAGCTCGTTCGATGAATCCGTGACGGTGATGATCGCGTTCAGGCTGCCGCCGAGCTTGAACAGCGGGCCTAAGTGCAGCCGCGTCGCCGCCCCCGTGATCGAGTCCACCGGCAGGTAGTAGATATCGAAGCTGTTCTTCGCTGCGTACCAAAGGCGGCGCTTGTAGACCGCCACCGTGAAGTAGTTAGCGGGCGTACCGCCGGTCATCGTGGAGGCGATCCACGTCGTGCCGTCGTACTGCAGCGGCACATCAGCGCCGTTAACGACGGTCATGAACTGCCCGCCGGTCGTGCCGAAGCTCGCGTAGTCGAAGCGGGTGGAGGTCAGCGCCTGCACCGTGTTGCCAGCGCCACCGACGACGGGGACGGTCAGCGCGCCCGATGATGTGCCGTCATAGATCGAGTAGACCGCGGCGTTCTTCACGCACGGGAACACCTTCGTCGTCGTGGCCCCTGAGTAGACGAGGATCGACTGGCAGACACCCGTGAAGGTGCTCCAATCGATGAAGCCTTTCCTCAGGTCAACCGAGGTCGTCTTCGGGTCCCAATTCTCAAGCTCCACAGCGTCGGTGATCGGCATGTTCGCGATGGAGTCGCGCGCGTTGAGCCCACCGATGGGGGCCGGAATCGAGTCCGACTGGCTCCTGGCGGCGAGCGGCGCGGTCTTCCTTTCGGCTGCCATTCTCATAGCGGCCAATTCCCGATCGGCACCACGATGCCCGCGGCACGCCTGCGCGTCTCACCGTCCATCGAAAGCCGTGGTTTCGTGCCGTCGTTGCCAGTCAGCTGCGCGTACAGCGCCTCGTAGTTCGCGAATTCCTCCGCGTACGAGAGGCCCTTCTTCCTCAACCAGCGCCATTCCAGTCCGGCGCACATCAGTTCATCGTTGAGCAACACCTCGTCGGTGTCGTTGGCGATGTTCCTGCGGTACGTGGCGCCGGTCGCATCCGTGCACCAGCTCGCGCTCACGTACTCGAAGTAGCAGCTGTGGCCAGCGGTCGGCGCGGGATACAGCAGTAGTTGGCCACCCCGAATGCGGTACTCGCTGTACGGGCTTGCGGAGGGCGTAGCAAGGCGCGCCTGCCAGTCGCGACGGGAGACAGGGCCGCAAATCGGAAGGCTCTGCGTGCGGTCCCAGATCGTGTCGTTGACGATCTTCCGCAACGACTGCGTCGCGCCGATGATCGAGGTGAGCGTGCCTTGTGATTCCGTAGCGACCGTCGTGAACGTCGCCTCGTTCTGCAACGCCTGCCAGTCGAAGCGCGCGGACAGCGCGCGGCCCTCCTGGTTCAGTAGCTCGAGCAGCTGCCGTTCGTGGTCCTGCTGCACGCCGACGACCGCAGACGGCTGAGGGATGCTCAGCGCATCGGTCGTCCGCTGGATGATTTCCAGCGCATTCACGCGCTACTTCTTCAGCGAGAGCTTGGGACGAACCGGGGGCGGTGCGTCATCGATCAGATCGGCAGCGCTTGACGCCACCGCTTCCGGCTCCGCGTCGCTCTTGTCCCGTCGCTGCGCCAACAGCTGGTCGATTTTCTCCGTGAGGGCAGCAATCGTGGCCTTGAACTGCTCGTTCTCGGTACGCAGGGCCGCCACTTCCAGCGTCAGCGGCCCTTTGTCTGCGAGTTGCTTGAGCCACGCATTCGCGCGGTTCTTGAGCTCCATCGCGCCCATGCCGATGCGCTTGGCGCCCTCGTCGTTGACGCCTGCGAGATCCTCCACCGTGAGGATGTTCATCTTGATCAGCATTTCCTGCTGCGCGGGCGAGGTGACGCCCCAGCCACGGATGGGAGTGCCCGAGGGCGGCAACTCCTGTCCGTTTTTCCAGGCTTCGTGCACCTTGCGATACCGGTCGACCCACTCCTTCGGGATGCGACCGGCTCGCTCGTCGTTGGCCAGGTTCTCGAACCACTGGGCAGCCTTCACCTCCACCACGTCGCGCGAGTACGGCGGCGTGATGAGGGCGTAGTCCACGTCCTTGGCAACGTACTTGCCTTCGGCCTGTGACGCCTGACGGTCTTCGACCGCCCGGCGCACGAATCGTACGTACGCCGGGCGCTCTGCCTTGGGTTCGAGTTCTGCTCCGATCATTGTGTGCTCCTAGCTACTAGGCTCTTGTTACGCCGTGATCTGCGTGCCGTGCGGACGGCTCAGACGGCCCATGCCGAAGCCGGTGTAGGTGCCGGTGAGGGTGATCGATCCGGCGAGCGTGGAGTTCTTGTCCCCCAGCGTGCCGATGGCCGAGCCCGTGTAGATCGTGCGGCCGTCCGGGTCGAGCTTCGCCACGACCGTCGAGGCCGGAATGCCCGAACCAGACAGCGCCATGCCGACGAAGAAGCCGTCATAGCCGTTGGTGGTGAGCACGCCCGTGCCGATCGTGGTGTTCGCCGTCACCGTGAGCGTCGCGGCCGGCGCTTTGTAGTGATGGATGCCGATGATTCCTCGTCCAGCTACAATCGTGCCGGTCAGCTGGCCGGCGGAGGTGAAGATGCCGACAGCAGCATCGGCCGCGGCGGTCGCGCCCATCTTGTAGATGGCGTTGCCCACCACCTGCACCCAACCGAAGGTGCCGGAGGCCATGGGCGCCATCGCGACAGCCACCGGCTGACCGAGGTTGATCGTGGTCGGCGTGAGCGTCGCGAGGAACGTCGGCGCGGTGCCAACGCACACGACCGAGCCTTTGAGGATCGTGTCGTTGCTCTTGACGTACAGGAACTCGCCGTAACCCCACCAGGGGTCGAAGGCGGCGACTTCCAGGCCGAGCGTGTGGCGCTGCGTAGTGTCCGGCGCGAACCAGTCGTTGAAGGGCGAAGCGCCCGCGAAATTCATTGGTGCAAACATGTGTGTGTTTCCTTGTCTCGGTTGCGCTTACGGCAGGATCACGAACTGCTGGTGGCGGTTCGAGCAGGTGAGGTTGCCCATCCACAGGATGGGAGTGACCGCGCCGTCCTGATTCACGGGGCGCATTTCGTCCATCACTTCGAGATCGGCGTCTTCGTGCACGACCAACTCGAAGTAGGCGGTGTTGATGCCGTACATACGGTTCGTCGGGATGCCGGAGTTGCCGTCGTAGATCACGTCCGCGTTCTTGTACTTCAGGGTCGTGAAACCACCCGTGCCTTTCGTGGTGTCGTTGTAGCGCTTGAACGGCACCTGCGACGCCTCGAAGAACGTGTAGTAGTTGTTGTCGGCGACGATCAGATCCACCTGGTCATCGGGGCCACGATCGGTCGCAAGCCACGCCGGGAGCATCAGGCCGGTTTCCATCGTGGTCGCCGAGGGCGTGACCGAGAGGTTCGACGCGTCGATCACGGTGTTCTGCCAGAAGGGGAACGCGCCGGAGTCGATGCCGCCCACGGTGCCGGTGCCGGCGTCCGAGATCAGCGCCTGGATGCCGTTGATCTGGTTCGTCAGCGTGCCGAGCGAGTAGAGATCGCTCGAGAAGTTGTTGTTGAACGTGCGAAGGGCATTCTTGATGCGTGCCTTCGCGAGATTGATGATCCTGCTCTCACCACTGTTGATGCGCAGTTCGCGGCCAGACGCCACGACGTTGATCGCGATCTGTCGCCACTGGTACTCCGCCGAGCTGATCGTGTCGGAAGCCGAGATGTTGAGGTTGTCCCAGTCGCTGTAGCGCTGGTAGGTCTGGTTTGCCGCGTAATCGAGCGGCGTCGCGATGGAAAGACCGCCGTCTTCCTTGCGCGTGTTGCCCCGCTTGTTCATGTACAGCAGCAGCGCGTTGCGGTTGCTGATGTTGTCCTTGATCTCCCGGCGGTGCTTGCGGAAGGTCGTGCTGACGAGTTCGGTAAAGGTAGCGTTTGGCGATGCCATGTGTGACTCCGAGGGTAGGTAGACGCAAATGCGTCAGATGGCCCTCGGAGTCACGTTGTTGGCTGTCGGCGTTGACGGCGCTCTAACGAAGGGCTGGTTTAGTGACGAGCGCGGATCTTGCGAAGGTCTTCCTTCATCGATTCGTCGCTCAGGAACTTGCCCTTTGCCTCTGTCGGAGTGCGTTGGGACTCGGTGCCGCGGGTGTTGACACTGGCGGCACGTCGGGCGGCTTCCACTTTCTGCGGGTCAGGAGCTTTCGCGGCGTCATCTGTCTTGATGCGCGCGATTTCCTTGGCCCGCGTCACGGGGTTGGCCCAGACGGCTTTGTCGTACGCCTCCTTCATGTCCAGCCCCTGGTTGATGAAGCCCACCATGTCTTTGGAGACTTCATCGAAGTACAGGTTCGTTTTGTCGGCGGCGAACGCTTGAACATCGGCGTCAGCTTTCGTGCGGGCCTGCTCGTGGCGGGCGCGCTGCTCGGCTGACAGGACAGTCTGAATCTGCCCGAGCTGATTCTGTAACTGCTTGACCACCGGGTCTACAGCCTGTTGTTCACCATTGTGTCCAGCTTCGCCGCCAGCCACGATGCCGAGTTCCTTCCCGATATCCCGGTAGGCCGCCTGTCGCTCTTCCAGCGTGCCCTGCGTCAGCCGGTAGTTAGCGTTCATCAGGTACTGGACGGCCTGGTGCTCGGTCACGCCTTGCGCGCGCAGCATCGGCAGGTAGGGGCTGACGATCTCCTTCATCTGCTTCGCAAAGCCCGCATCGCCCTTGTACTGCTCGAGGCCGGTCAGGAACTGCTGCTCGCGCGTGTTGTAGTACTCCTGCGCGGGGCGCGGCAGCTGCTTCCAGAGGTCGTGCTTGTCGGCGGCCCATGACTTGGGCGGGGCGAGGGCTTGGAGGGCTGCGGCGGCAGCAGCGGTGTCAGTCGTCGCGGCTACCGGCTCGCGCTCCGTTGTGGCCTCACGCGTCCTCCTCTCACCTTGGCCCAGATCCAGCCCGCGGCTGATCGCATCAACGCTCTTGTCGAGGTCGAAGCCGAGCTCGCCGCCTGAGCCAGCGTCACCGCCAGTGTCGTTGTCCAATTCCAAACCAGTGTCGCTGGTGTCTTCGGGGCCGTTCATTTGCTGATCCTCGTAATGGTTGCTTTGGGAACACTCTCTCTCACCGGCGTCGCCTCAGCGCCGCCCTGCAATTCCGCCGCTAACTTCTCGCGCTTCGTTCCGTCCATGCTCATGACGGCGCGTTCGACTGACTCGTCCACCGCTAATTCCAGCTTCGCCTGCTCGCGCTCCCTGTACCGTGCGGCGTCCTTCTTCATCTCAGGGTCGTACTCCTGGCAGTGGTTGCGCGCGAGGTCTTCCCTGCGCTCGGCGTAACTGCTGATCGGGCGGCCGTCGATCGGGCTGTCGTAGCGGCATTCGCGCTGCACGTAGCCGATGGTGGGCGAAAGAATGCGCAACGCTAGTTCGCCGCAGTGGCATGACGCGGGGGCAGAGCACTCCGAAATGTCTCGCAGGATCTCCAGCACGTGGCCGTGGCGGCACTCGAATTCATAAAGAGGCATGGAGACCCTCCAAAGCCGTATCAACCAAGCGCCGAGCGTCTTCCGGCGTTAGCGGCTTTGAGATCGGCTTGAAATAGCCGTTGTCGATGGCCCGCTTTATGCTTTCGATGTGGCGTGCATTCATAGACTCGATGAGTGCTTCCTGAATTCTCTTAAAGTTACTCACTGCACCACCTCTTCCGTCGACGACTCAATCCTTCCATCCTTCCCGTACACCGCTGTGCGCTTCCTTGGCGCGCCGATGGCTTTCGTCAAGGCAGCGAACGTCTCGGCCTGGTGGCCATTCAACTTCGTCAACTGCTCAATGCTCTGCACCACCGTTGCCAACGCCGCGTCGTACTTCGTACCCGCCTTCTCCGCCGACCCCTGCGATTGCTTCGCGACCTTCTCCGTGAGCCCGTTCAGCTGGCGTTTGTGATCGAGCCCTTGGCTTTCAGTTTTGACCTTGTTGGTGTGCTCGTTCTCTGCCGCGCGCTTCTCGATCTCGAACAGCTTCTTCTCGGTATCGAGGTCGATGCGCTCCAGCGCGACGGCGGACTTCTCCGCTCCTAACTGCTTCTCGGCCGTGAGTTGCTTCACCTCGGTCTTCAGCTGCTGGATCTCGGCGTCTTTCTTCATCGCATCCTGCTGCGCCTGAATCATCTGCTGCTGTGCGGCCTGCTCCTTCGCCGCGGCCTCTTCCTTCGCGCCGTCATCGACCGGCTTCGGCGGCTTCATCTGCTTGATCATGTCCTCGATGGTGTCGCCGAAGCGGAAGCGACGCGTGATCGCGAGCAACATCGCCTGCGCAGCCTCGAACGGCATTACGCCTTGTACGACCAGCGGGCCGACGCCCTTCATGAAGCCGCCGAGCGCATCCATGAGTTGCGTGATCGACTGCTGATCCTCCATCGCTTCTGGCTCGATGGTGGAGTTCGTCTCAATGTCGATCTTGAACGCGCGCGTCAGGTCGTCTTTCAACACCTTGAGCACATCCGCCCACTTGGGCGCCGCCTGCAGCTGCTGCAGCGGCTCGTTCTGACCCTGAGAAGCGGCAGCCTGCGCGACCGCCATGCCCTGCTCCACCTGCATGTCGGTCAGGTACGGCAAACCGGTCATCTTGGCCCAGCTTTCCTGGCTGAACTTGTTGGCGGCGATCTCAAGCAAGAGGCGCAGCAAATCTCGCACGTAGCGTTGCACTTCACCTTGCTTCGGCTTGAGCCGTAGTGAGCCCCAACGTGTCTTGATCTGCTGCGCCCCGAGCGTCTCACCAGCGTCGGACGCGCCGCGCAGAATGTCGGCGATGCCCATGATCTCGTAGATGGTCTGTTTGCAGGACTCGCGCGCGACGATCAACTCTTTGAGCGTGACAATCAGCTGCTCGAGCGGCATGAACCAGATGGCTTTGTTGATGTCCCCACCCGCCAGCGTTGCCGCGCTCTCTGTCGGCAGCAACTCGTTGTCGTCGCCGCTCATCAGGTTGTCGAAGTCCGTGCCGAGCGTCGAATCGTAGAGACCGCGGGCCTTGATGGCCTTCGTGATTCTGATGATTCGCCGCGTGAGGTCGTTCAGTTCCTCTGCCTGCGTCTGGTAGAGCGAATACGGGGCAGTGGGCGTGAGATCGGCGGACTTCTCGATGAATTCCAACGGGCGCGGGCAGTTGTAGAAGCCCGATAGCTCCAACGGGTCAGCGTCGACCTTGAGGTACGCATCCGGGTAGCTAGATGAGACGTAGCGGACCTTCCTGCCGCCCTGCTTGTCCCAAATCTGATAGACGCAGGCGAGCTTGGCGCTGCCCTTGTCCTTTTTCCCCTTCTTCTCCTTGCCGCCTTTCTTCCCACCCTCGTCGCGGTCCTCGTCCTCGCTGTACTGCAAGGCATTGGCAACAGCGGGGCCGAAGTCCTTCTTCGCCGACGCCTTCGTGTAGTACATCTCGAAGGCGACCCACGGGACGTTGACCCACTTCGTCGCATACCCGAAGCACACACGGTCCCACTTCTCACTCGACAGGCACGCAAGCTCGCTCGCCACCTTCTCGTCGTAGATTTCCGCGTCGTACTTCGCAGTCGTGACACCGCGACCGGGCAGGAGCGAGTCGTTGACGGCTGATTTCACGGCACCGTCGAACGTCTCGTACTCGTTGAGGTTCGTATCGAGCAGGAACTCCAGCATGCGCTGCCCAGCGGTCGCTGCGAGCTTGCCCACCTGATCATCGTCCTTGTAGCGACGGCTGACGACGGGGCGCGGTGTCGCGGAGTACAGCGCGGGCGCGATGGTCTCGGTGTTGCTGAACACAATGTTGAACGGCGTCGTCGCCTTCTTCTCGCCCGCGTACATTTCGCGCAGCTTCGCGCCGTCCTTGCGGAACTCATCCTCGCGATCGCGTGCGGCGTCGATCTCGGACAGCCAGTGCGTGATGGCTTCCCTGTTACCTTTGTCCTCAGGTTCAGCGGCCACTGCGGTTGTCTCATCGGTCATAAACTGCCCTCGCGGCGCGCTCGCTGCCGCTTAAAGAATTCTTTGCGCATGTCGCCCATCGTGCGGCCTTGAACGGAGCCAGCGATCAGGCGCTCGGGGGTGGGCTGCTGGTCCTCTTTCGCCACCTTGTTAGCGCGCCAGCTCATGGCGACAGTAGCCAGAGCGTCAACGCCGTGGGACGACCAGTCGTGCACGGGCTTATCGGTGAACACCCGCTTTTCGTCGTCCCACTCGCGGTGGTACTGCGTGATGCAGGAGAGGCCGTCACCACAATGCGACTCATCGATCCACGCCTTCGCCAACGTTGCGCGCGTTGCCTGGATTTGCTCAGTCTTCGCGTACGGCGGCATGACGATGAACTGGCCCAAACAGTTGTTGCGGTCGCGGTTCCAATCCACGAACTGCTGCAGGATGCTCTTGCCGCCCATGCCAAGCTTCACTGGCTTGGCATCGTGCGGTAGATAGTTGTAGCCGTACTTGAAGCCGCGTTCCTCGGCCTTGTCCTTGAGCAACTGCGCGTAGTGCGGGATTTCCTTGAAGTTGTCGGCCTCGTAGTCGATCAGCCGTGGCTCGTTGCCTAACATCTGGAACCACCAGATGGACGTATCGTCGGTGCGCCCCAAGTCCCAGCCAGTGTGGACCGGAATGTCTGGCTCGATGGGCACAACACCGATGCGGCCTTCCGCACGGGCGCGCGCCATGTCCTCGCCAAAGATCGATCCAGGTATCGCTGCCTCGAAGCTGGCGAAATACTCCTGCAGCCACAGCGCGCGGCCGAATGCCTCGCCGTGGAGCGCGCACATCGACGCGAGCTCGTCTTGCAGGATCTGCGGGCTGATGGCGCCGGTCTGCTCAGCGGTGAGGATCTGCGCGAAATAATCGCCGCCAGCTCGCATCTCCTTCGCGGCGTGCTTGTAGAGCATCTCGGCGTGGTTGTGCCCGCGAGGCGTCGTGATAACCACGCGCCAGCCGTTGTTCTCGGCCAGCATGGGGCTGAAGTAGCTGTACGCGGCCGGGTTGCCGAGCGCGAATTCACTGAACACGATGCCGCAGAAGCCTGCGCCCATCGCCGCGTTGTAGCGGTCTGAGCCCATGAGCTGCCACGTGGAGCCGCACTTGAAGCGGATGAACATCGTGTCATCGCGCGTTGATTCCCTAAGCTCTTTTGGGAATATCTGATCAATGCGCCTGACGCCGGTGTTCGAGTCGACCTGATCCCACAGCGCGCGCCGGGCCTGCTCGTACTCGGGCAGCATGTGCACGTAGCTGCCCTTGCGCTGATGAAGCGCGCAGACAGTGTGCTGAAGTGCGAGATCGTCTTTGCCAGCGCGGCGATGCCAGATTGCGACGGCATTTCGACCACCGCCTGCGAGGTAGTCCCACAGCGGCTCTTGGTAGTCGCGCGTGTTCCAGCGATAGGGGAGTTCAATCCTCACCGCCTTCCTTTTTCCTCTTCGGATCGACGATCAGCACCTGCAACGGCCCGCCATTGGTCCCCAAGTCCAGCTTGTCGCCGTACTTCTTCGCGTTCATGCGCGCGAGCTTCCATTTCCTCGTATCGATGCGGACGCGGCTGCGCTGGATGTGCTCGCCGTTGACGGCCCAGCCTGGGTTCTTCGGGTCGTTGCGCTCCATCCAGTCGTTGCGGCCGTCGTCGGCGATCTCGAGCACCTCATCGAAGCACGCATCCGCCTGGATATCGCGCGCCACCTCGTACATCGTGACGAATTCGGGGTGAGCAGCGAGCCAGTTGAACACCGTCGACTTCGACGGCATGTCATCGTCCTGGCAGATCTTGCGCACCGAATCGCCATCGGCAACGCGGCTGCAGATTTTCACGGCCAGCGCGGTGCTGTACTCGGTGGTGCGCTTCATCGTGTTAGCCGTACGCAACCATGTTCACCACCGCGCCAGCCACCTGCGCGATCAGTCGCAGCTTGTTGAAGTCGCCGGTGAATACGAGGTCAACGCCGGTCGCCAGTGGATAGCCCACGGCCGCGGTCGGCGCCGTGCCGTCGTCGCGCCACCGGATCGCCTGCGCGGCGCAGTTGATGAGGATTTTCGTCGTGCCGATCGGGATGCCAGCAGCGAGGCCGGCGAACTGCGCGGTCGATACGAGCGTTGAGGCATCGACGCCGCCAGCCGCGAACTGCGCGTAGCCGAGAGCCCTGTCTTGTGAATAACCTGATTGAGCCATTGCGATATCTCCTAGTGCATCAAAAACCAGTTTTCGTCGTGGGCTTGCAGTGCTGCTCGCTTAGCTTCTGCCGCATATGCCGAGCGAAGTCGTGCAACGCGAGAGAGAAGTTTTCCAACAGCAACCGCATCTGCTTCGAGTGCCGCCCAATCAATGCCGCTCGCCTCTTTGAACGGCTCAACGATTGCGTGCGCTTGGTTCGCGATCTCTTTCGGCCCCGCTGTAAGCTCCGCATAAACCTCCGGCAGCGCCTCATCGAGAAGCGACTTGATCTCTTTGTTAGGCCGCCTGTGATCGCGGCGGATGCGCTGGTAGTCGATGCCTGAGCCGCCGCCTCCACCGCCAGGGGTTGGTCCGGTAGGCGTGACAGGCGGCGCACTCGCATCGCTGAGCACACCAGACGGCGAGAACGTGAGCGTCGTTGAGCCCGCGAGATCACCGGTGCCAGTGAGTACGCCAACCACGGTGAACGTGATCGACGATGAGCCACTGAGAGCGCCAGCCACATCGTCGGCAAGCACGCCCGTGGCGGTGAACGTGATGGTTGCGGAGCCTGTTAGCGCGCCGGTGCCGGTCAATACACCGGCTGGTGCAAACGTCAGCGTGGATGCGCCCACAAGAGCGCCCGCGCCTGTGAGCGTGGCTGACGGCGTGAATGTGAGCGTGCTGGCACCGACCAATGCACCGCTGCCAGCAAGCGTTGCCGATGGGCTGAACGTGATCATCGATGCGCCGACGAGCGAGCCAGATCCAGTCAGCGTGGCCGATGGCGAGAACGTCAGTGTCGACGCGCCTGCCAATGCACCCGCGCCAGTCAGGACGCCGGTCGGTGTGAAGGTGAGCGTGGTCGCGCCCGTCATCGCCCCACTGCCACCCAACGCATGCAGCGGCGTATACGGCGGTATTGCCCGCCACAGCAGTGCTGGCGAGTCAGCTAGCGCACCGGGCGTCGCTGTCGCGTTGCGGGCAAGGCCGCTCTTGTCGACCTGGCAATTCGCAGCGGTGTCAGCGATGCACGGATAGAAGCAGTTCACCGAGCGGATGCCGTCGGCCTGCGGCTCGTGGAAGTACGAGAGCTCGAGCAGCTCATCGACCGACAGCGCGGCATCAGCAGCGCCTACGGCGTGGATCGAGCCTGAGATGAAGTCGCCGGTGAATGCGTCCCGGCCCCACTCCATCCGCGCTGGCGTCCACGTGGTCGCGGTGTTCGTGCTCACGACGGTGGTGAGCGTGTTCGCCGTCAGTGCCCGAACGTGCGCGCGTAAGTTGCCGGCGGTGAGCGCCGAGCAGCTGATCGCGATGAAGTACCAGGTGTTCGCTGATGCCGTGAACAGCGGGATCTCAACGTCGGCACTGGCGTTGCGGTAGAACAGCGACAGATTCGCCGAACCCGACGCGGTGGATGAAATCTGCCAGAACTGCTGCGATGCAGGCGCGCCGTCGCTGCCGTTCGCGTATATGCCGAGCGGCCCCCAAAACCTTGCCGGTGTGACGGATGAGAAATTGAACCAGCCCCACAGCGCCATCGCTGTCTGGCCGGGGACGTTCGCACTGCGCTTGAAGGCGCTGGCGTCGTTGGTGACTGCAATGGCCACGGCTTGGCCTTACGTCGCGTCCCTGAGCTCAACGACGAAGAGAAACGCATCGCCAGTCGCATTGTCAGAGCCGTTCGAGCCTACGCGCCGCACGCGAATGCGCAGCATGTCAGCCGCTGCCGCGCTGTCACCGTTCGTCAGCGCGATACTCAGCTGCTTCATGTGGCCAGCGGTGGCAGGCACGGCGTCAGCGCCTGACGTGTTCGCGGTGTCCAGCGACTCTGCGCTGTCGGTGTCGACCGCATCAGCCGATGTCAGCGCTTCGACCGTCACGTCCCATATCGTGTTGTTAGACGTGGCCGATGCCATCGCATAGCTCAAGACGGCCGTCAGCGGGCTCGTGTAGCCCACGGGCACGGCGAGCGTCCAGTAGGCCGCCTCGTCAGTGCCCGCGTCGTACGCGAGGTATGGGCGCGCGCCCGACGCATCCGATGAGCGACCAGGCGCGGGAAACGTCGTGGTCTTCGTCTCTGCCCCGCCTGGAGTCAGGTAGGCGATGGTGCGGGCCATTAGCTCACCAGCCAGCGACGCGCGACGATCGCCATCTGCAGCGCGGCCTTCTGCTTTGCGCTGAGCGCACCGCGCGCGGGCTGCGGGATCGCCAAGTTGAACGCGGCCTGGTTGTCCTCGTTCCACTGATCGATCGCAGTCACCGCGGCGCGCAGATCGGCCTTGCTCACACCACTCGCGCCTGCGTTGATGTTCTCGACCACGCGCATGAACTCGATCCATACGGCAAGGCGATCGGGGTCGGAGAGGATGGCCATGACTCGCCTACCTCAGTCCGCGTCCACATCGAGCGCGCCGATCGCAAACGATGGCGTTATGCCAGCGCTTACGACTAGCGAGCAGGTGCCGCTGAACAGCAGCACGCCGGCGCCAGCCGATGCTGTGCCGATGCCGAAGTGCGTGATCGTGGAGCCGGTGACGCCGCATGCGGGGAACGTGACGGCGGCGGCGTTGCTGACGTTGGCAGCTGATACCGTCCATCCGGCGCCTGAGCGAGCGACGGCGACGCGCGCGTAGTTCGTGTAGGCCGATTCACTGGTGGTCTGGCTACCGCCCTCGCCGGGATCGCCGGTGTGCAGGCTGACGTAGAGGCTGCCCGCAGTGGCGGAGGGTTGAAGGCCGCTGGCGTCGCCGATGAGCGCAAAGGCGGTGTTGTTGAAGTACAGCAGCAGCGTGCTGTTTTCCATCGCGTTCGAGGCTGACACTTAGCGCGGCTCCTGTTGGGATCGCGCGTGAGTGTCGTCTACTTTTCGCCGCTATCGTCTAACTGTTGTTCACCACTCTGTCTAGGTTCCTCTATTAGCGTGATACGAGCCGTACGTTCCACGTGGAACTGCACGCAGCCGCCGACGACGGCTTGGCTAACTACCGTCGCGACGAGATTGCCCAACTCGAACTGCGTGAGCTTCCTTCGCGTCGCCACAGTGTCGCCACCACGCACCCGGCGTATCGCGTCGTAGAGCGTCTGTCGGGTCACGCCAAGCTCCTTGGCCTTCGCAGCGACCGAGCCTATGCGTTCGTGCTCCTGAAACCACTGCTCGGCTGTGGCGGCTTCCTCGTCGGTCAGGGCGCGGGGATGGGGCATCAGCGTGGCCCAAAAGCGTAGTGGTCCAATGCCTGAAAAATATCGGGGGAGGCTGGGGAAGGTCGTCCGCTTAGTTCTCTATATGCGCGCGCCATGTAAAAGATATGGAGAACTCTCCCCCACCCTCCCCCGATTTCAGTCGTGGTCATACCAATAGCCTCCGTTTTGCGTGTCAAGTTGTCGCAAATCAATGCCTTGAAACATCATCGTGCCGTGCGACTTAGATTTCGTGATCCCGCGCTTCTCGAGCTCGTGAGGGAAGTCTTTCGCCGGCATTGCGCGCTCTGCGGACTGCTCGCAGTGCTCTCGGTACCGCCGATAGAGCACCGATGACTTGCACTTCAGCGCCTTTCCGAGCACGCAGTCCTCGTCCAAAAACGAGCCCAACACGTCCGATTCCTGGCGGTACTGCTGGACCGCATCGAGCACGCACTGAGGCGTGACTAATCCTTCTTGCTGCCACCTCAGGCACCCCTCGATGGCCCAATTCAAGATGCCTGGTAGTTCGGCCAGGAGCGTGTCCTTGAGCCCGCGATCCTCTCGCCCCACGAACGACTGCTCGAATGGGACGAGCCGCATGCGTGACCAGATGCCGTCGTCGGTGCCGGTGATCCGCGGCTGGTAGTTTCCCCGCATGACGAGCTTGTGCGTAGGCGCGAAGTCGAAGAATTCCTCGCGCAAGAACCTGGCGTTGAGCACATCGCCGCCGGTCAACTGCTTGAGCTTGGCCTCGTCGAAGCGCCCGCCGCGCTCGGTCTCGTTGAGGAACACCGCCCGCTTACCACGTAGCCGAGCCACATCGTTCGGTATGCCCTGGTGCTTCCTTGCCATGATGAGCTCGGGGTTCGATGAGCACGCGTAGTCCCCCAGCAGCTCGTAGATGGTGTCCTGGAAGACTGACTTGCCGTTGCGGCCCAGTCCGTAGAAGAACGCCATGCAGTGCTCGGCAACCGATGCCGTGAGCAGGTACCCGCACAGCGTCTGGATGTAATCCATCAACGGCACGTTCTCGCCCGTGATCTCGCCCACGAACTGGCGCCAGCGGTGGCATGTCGCCGACGCATCGAACTCTGTCCCGGCCAGCATCGTGCAGAGCTTCGTCTTGTCGTGCGTGAGCAACTCGCCACTCGTGAGGTCCACGATGCCGTTGCGCACGTTCAGGATCATCGGGTCAACGTCGAAGTCGATGAGCCGCGCTGGCACGCCGCGCTCTGATCGCTCGAGCCAGATCGCCGCCTCAATCGCGCGCTTCTGTGCGGCCAGCTTCGCAAGCTTGAACGCCTCCTTCTGATCGGGCGCGTCGCGGATCTCATCGAACATCGACTCCGCGGACTCCTTCGCGCAGTCAGCAACCGCAAGCCCCTTGTCATCGATCTGCCAGTGGCGGCCTGACCAAACGAGCCAGCCACGCTCAACAGTAAAACGCAGGTTGGGCCCATGGCGTTCATGCAGGCGACGCCCAAGGGCAAGGTCGGTGCCTTGAATGAGACTGTTAGATGCACCTGGGGCGCGCTCGCCCGTCTGTGATGCCGACATGTGCGTGACCGGCGCTTCGCTGCGCGCGAGATCAATGCAGCGTTGGATAGCCCGCAGGCCATCGGCCTGATCGACCACATGAGGATGCCCTTCGTGCCGCGCATGAATCTCGTAGTCCGCCAACCCATTGCGCACGTCCATGCCAACGCGGCGCAGAAGGTCTTTCGACCGATCGGGGCCAATGCCGCCGTTACTCGGCTGGCGAGTCTTTGTCCTGCCGCCTTCGTATCGGCGCAGCGACGCCAGCATTATCTCAGGCACCGGCCCGATATCTTCCATGCTGCCAGTGCAGGCCAAGCCCTCAGCTTCCCACCAGATGATGTAGCCGCCATCGCCGCGCGTATCGAGTCCGGTGTCGCCCTTGTGATCTTTCTGGGGATGCCACTTCTTGGCGGTGGTGCCGAGATCGCCAGGGTGCTGGTAGATCAGGTGGAAACCGCGATTTGTCTTCTGCACGCGACCGCAGCCGAAGTAGTCAGGGTTTCCGCTGTAGTAGGGAACGCCCACAGGGTCAATGTCGACCACGAACAGGCCAGACAGCGCGCCGGTAGGCACGCCGATCAGCGCATCAGGGAATTGCGTCCACCATTTCTGGATTTGCTCAGCGTCGCACGTAGCTTGGTGAAATCCGCCGGCCCCGCACAGCGGCGCCTTGTTGGCCGTCCACAGCCCGTCCTTCTCGATGGGGGTGCGATCGCACGGGAACACGGGGATGCCGTGGATCTCGGCAAGCGCAAGCGCGCGGCTCATTTGCGTGGCTTGAGATGCGGCTGCGTTCAACGCACACCAATCTTGTAGAGCAGAACCGCCAACCGAAACATTCCATGCATGGTGAGCCAGTA